TTTACCTTACAAAGAGCCTAGTCAAGTTTTAAATCAGTTGATGAACCAGATTATTGATGAAGGAAGAAGATTTGCTTCAGCAGCTGATTTAAAAGTATCTGATATGTCAGCTAATGCTCCTGTGGGAACTACATTAGCAATATTAGAAAGAACTCTCAAGGTGATGTCAGCTGTACAAGCCCGCATTCACTATGCAATGAAACAAGAGTTTAAATTACTTAAAGGTATTATTAGAGACTACACACCAGCTGATTATTCATATGAGCCGACAGAAGGAACAGCAGGAGTTAAACAGTCAGACTACGATACAACAGAAGTAATACCTGTATCTGATCCTAATGCATCAACAATGTCTCAGAAAGTTGTGCAGTATCAAGCTGTTATGCAGATGGCACAAGCTAATCCACAGATTTATGACTTAGTAGAATTAAACAGACAGATGTTAGATATTCTAGGAATCAAGAATGCTGAGAAGTTAGTACCTAGTGATAAAGAAATTAAAATAGCTGACCCTGTTACAGAAAATATGAATATATTAAATATGAAACCTGTAAAAGCATTTTCATATCAAGACCATCAAGCACATATTACGACGCACATGTCATTTAGAGATGATCCTAAGATTCGTCAATTGGTAGGTCAAAATCCTCAAGCAGGAGCAATGATGGCTGCTATGGAAGCTCACATCGCAGAACACTTAGCGTTTGAATATAAAAATCAAATGCAAGAGCAACTTGGTATTGAATTACCTGAAGTTAACGATGAAAACGAGATTCCACAAGAATACGAGAAAAAAATATCTACACTCACTGCTGAAGCCGCTAAGAAATTATTACGTAAAGACGTGGCAGAAGCACAGATGCAAGAACAACAGCAACAAGCACAAGACCCAGTGCTTATGATGCAGCAAAAAGAATTACAACTTAAAGAAATGGAAATCCAAGCTAAAAATCAGAAGACCATGTCTGATATTGAATTGGATAGAGCCAAACTTGAGTTGGAAAGAATGCGAATCGAGTCACAAGAAAAAATTGCTGGAGCTGAGCTTGGAGCTCGTGCAGCAATGGAAAAAGACAAGCTCGATGCAGAAGAATTACGACAAGGTGCCAGACTTGGTATGGAAGCCGTAATGAACAAAGATAAACTAGAAACAGATCTAGCAAAAGCAACTTTAAAACGAAAGGAATAATCTATGACGATTGATGAGATCAGAGTCATTGCAGAAAAAATATCCGCAGAACGCGCAGTGTTTGTTGAAGATTTAGCAATGGGTCGAGCAGAAGAACACGCACAATATATGCATGCATGTGGAATTGTTAGAGGGTTTGATATAGTTCAAGGACTACTTTCTGATTTAGCAAGAATACAGGAGGTAGAAGATGAGTGAAATCATTACGCCAAATAAAACAATTGTGGACTACAAAGGCAAGGCAGTAACAGCTGAAGAAGAACCTAAGCAAGAAGAAAAACCAACTCAATTACCAGAAGTCAAAGGCTATCGCATTTTATGTGCTGTACCTTCTGTTGATGAAAAGTATGAAAGTGGAATAATTAAAGCAGATAAGACTAAACACATTGAAGAACACTCAACTGTTGTTTTATTTGTTATCAAACTAGGAGATATGGCTTATGCAGACAAAGACAGATTTCCTACAGGACCTTGGTGTAAAGAAGGAGACTTCGTTATTACTAGGGCATATTCTGGAACTCGAATCAAAATACATGGTAAAGAGTTTCGCATCATTAACGACGATACCGTAGAAGCCGTGGTCGATGACCCACGTGGATACGAACGCGCATAAGGAGTTGAAGTATGGCAAAAATTATAAATGAAGTTCCTGAAGAACTCAAGGAAGAAGAAACGACGGAAGTTGAATTAGTATCCAAAGAGGACAAAGAGGATTATGAAGAGGCAGTAGAGGCTAAAAAAGAGGAATCTAAAAAAGCGAAAGCAGAACTTGAATTTGAAATTGAGGAAGAAGACGATACTCCTCCAGAAGACAGGGGACGTGAACCACTGCCAGATGAGGTTAAAGATGAATTAGAAAAAGATAATCTTGAAGACTATTCAGCAAGAGTCAAAGAAAGAATGGCTCAGTTGAAAAAAGCTTGGCATGACGAAAGACGTGCTAAAGAAGCGGAAGCTCGTGAAAGAGAAGAAGCCATTAAATATGCGCGAAGCATTATTGATGAAAACCAAAGGCTAAAGAAGACTTTATCTAGTGGTGAAGAAGATTATCTAAAAACACTAAAAGAAAAATATGAGTCTGACTTAATTGTTGCTAAACGGGATTATAAAGAAGCATATGAAGCAGGAGATACTGATAAAGTTGTAGAAGCTCAAGCTAAAATGAGTGAAGCCCAGTTCAAACTACAGAACGCAATGGGAATGAAGCCTCAGTATCAAGATATTGAAATGCCTTTACAAATCCCTGAAAATAGAGGACAATTTAGTCAACAACAATCTGTCCCCAAACCGGACTCTCGAGCTTTAGCTTGGCAAGAGAAAAATACGTGGTTTGGACAAGACACAGAAATGACAAGCCTCGCATTAGGGCTGCACGAAAAGCTAGTTAGATCGGGTGTAAACCCATCTAGTGATGAATACTACCGTCGTATAGATGATACGATGCAGAAACGTTTCCCAGAATATTTTGGGGATGATGAATCGTTGGAAGGACAACCTGCCCAACGCACTAAAAAACCTTCTAATGTTGTTGCTCCTGCAACTAGATCAACATCACCTAAAAAGGTAAGGTTGACAAAAACACAGATAGCTTTAGCTAAAAAGTTTAAGCTAACACCAGAGCAATATGCAAAAGAACTTTTAAAAACGGAGAACGCAAATGGATAAACGTCAAGATAGAGACTTAGAAGTAAGAGAAACAACCGACCAAAGAAGTAAACAATGGGCACCCCCATCATTACTTCCAGACTTTAAAAAGAAAGCTGGTTGGGCGTACAGATGGATTAGAATTACTCTAGCTAACGAGGCGGATAATCGAAATGCTTCTTCTAAAATGCGTGAAGGCTGGGAACCTGTGAAACATTCAGAGCACCCAGAAGTTAATTTACCGGTAAGTTCCAACGGCAACTTTAAAGATGCCATAGAAGTTGGAGGCTTACTACTTTGTAAAATGCCACAAGAAATGGTAGATCAGAGAAACGAGTATTACAAGAAAAAAGCAGAAGGTCAGGCAGAAGCCGTTGATAATAGCTTCTTAAAAGAAAATGACCCACGTATGCCTCTATTCTCCGATAAAAAATCTACTAAATCTTTTGGTAAAGGTTAAACTTATATCTTTAAGGAGATTATATTATGGCAACAACAGCCGCACCTTACGGTTTAAAAGCCGTTAACTTGGTAGGTGGTCAGCCTTATGCTGGCTCTACTCGCCTAGTAAAAATTGCGTCTGGGTATGCTTCGAATATCTTTAATGGATCAGTAGTTTCAGTTGTAGCTGCTGGTACAGTAGAAATCGTCAACGAAGTTGGTACAAATGCTAGCCCATTTCCAGCTGGTACTCTCGGCGTTTTCGTTGGATGTTCTTACACAGACCCAAACACAAAACAAAAACTATTCTCACAATATTGGCCTACTGGTACAGTAGCTTCCGATGCTGTGGCGTATGTAATTGATGATCCAGATGTTGTATTCCAAATTCAAGCTGACGATACATTAGCTCAGTCTGCATTAGGTATCAACATTCCTGTAGTTAACCCTACAGCTGGTTCAACAACAACAGGTAACTCTACAATGGCGGCCGATGCTTCTGCAATCGACGTTACAGACACAATCGCATTTAAGATTGTTGACTTTGTAGTTTCAACAACATCATCTGTTGGTGATGCTAAGACTGATGTATTGGTTAAATTCAATCCTAAGTCTCATGCGTACACTAACGGTACTGGTATTTAAGGAGAATAAACCATGGCAATTTCAAGAGCTCAGTTATTAAAAGAGTTGCTTCCCGGCCTTAATGCTTTATTCGGAATGGAATATCAGCGTTATGGTGAAGAGCACAAAGAAATCTACGAAACAGAATCATCAGAAAGAAGTTTCGAAGAAGAAACAAAATTATCAGGCTTCGCAGCTGCCCCTAACAAGGCTGAAGGTGCTGCAATTGCGTATGACAACGCACAAGAAGCTTGGACAGCAAGATACAACCACGAAACCATTGCTTTAGGTTTCTCTCTAACAGAAGAAGCAGTTGAAGATAACCTCTACGACACATTATCTGCTAGATATACTAAAGC